TGAGAACAGACATTCTACTTTGGGTGAAAGCAATATAGTAAAAGATATAGATTCAGGATTTATTGCTACTGGTCAAAATTGGAATGGAAAAGATGTTACTCAAACACAAAAAGAAGTATTACAATTTTTTGGATTCAAAACGCCAAATGAATTATTTTGGAATTGGCAATTTACAGATAATGCTCTTGATGAAACAAAGAGTTCTTACAAAAAAGCAATTCCTGTATTCGATAAAACATTTTTAAAACCATATGATAAGACTAAATAATATATTAAACGAAGTAATTAGTGAAGGTGGAGCAGGTGGACATATGGCACATCCATTTGATTTTGTCGATACAGGCGCTAAATTGGTAGATGTATTTGCGAAAGCAATAAAGTCTTTAAAACAAGGAGCTGGTAGTGTAAAGATTGACGGTATTAATGCAAGTATTCGTATGGTAAACGGTCAATTTGTAATGGATCGTGGATCAGCAAAACCACTTGATATTAAAGGAATGCGACCTGAAGACTTACAAACAAGATTTGGAGCTGGTCACGGATTTGTCAATATAGGTGCTAGAGTTATTAATATATTTGACGCAGCAATTTCATCTACACAAACTGAATTAAAGACATTGGGTTTATTAGATAATCCTAATATACTATTCAACGTTGAATATGTAGAGGGTCAAACAAATGTACTTGGATATGGCGAAATTGGAAACTTTTTAGCTATTCATGGATTAAAAGAAATTAAGCCAAAAACTTTTGGTAAGGACGGAAGTGTTAAATCGAGAGAAGCTGTTGAAATACCGTATGATAAAACAGCTATGCAATCTTATATAAACAAATTAAATGTGGTTGCTATGAAGAGTGGTTTTAAGGTATTGGGTAGTGTTGATACTACTTTCAAATCAAAACCAAACCTAGCGAGTGTTTTGACGCAATCAGTTACATTGTATCCTACGGGGGAAGCTGTAACTAAGTCTTTGAAAGACTGGTTAAAAGGATTAAAGTTTACTACTCCACTAATTACGAGAGAACAATTTTTAAAAGCGGTTGATAGTAAGAATATTAGTCAAGATTTGCCTAATATAGATTTAAACAAAATAATTACTGATACCATTGTTTATTTAACCACAATTAAATTGGGAGATGAAATATTAAAAAATGCTACCAGTGAAATCGGAGATCTGGATAAACACGAAGGTATAGTTGTGAGAGATAGTAGTATTAGTAACAGTCCATTTAAAATTACAGGAAGTTTTATTATAAAAGGGCTAGGAAGTAAGTTTAAGAAATAAATTAAATACGTATTTGTTATATGCATATAACAGCAAAACTAACTTGTGAGAAATTTTATAACACATATTGTAAACATTTAAATGAATATTCCTATATTATAGATTTCGGATCATATGATGTAAATGGAACATTAAAACCTATTTTTAATAAACACAAATATATCGGAATTGATTTTTCTCCTGGGCCAAATGTCGATTTTGTTTGTAAAAATGAAGATGTCCCATTTAAAGATAATTTTTTTGATGTAGTTGTTTCATCTTCTTGTTTTGAACACGACGATTTTTTTTGGTTAACATTTTTAGAAATGTGCCGATTGGTAAAGCCAGGGGGATACATTTATATTAACACGCCTTCAAATGGGCCGTATCACGGATATCCAACTGATAATTGGAGATTTTATTTAGATAGTTGGAAAGCTTTACAAAAATGGGCAATTAAAAATAATTATAACATTGAATTGGTTGAACATTATATAAATAAGGAAAATATAGAGTCAGACCCAGTTCGGTGGGAGGATTCAGTTGGAATTTTTAAAAAGTTATGAAAAAAGCATCAGGTAAAAGTAATCTAGGCATCGTTAAAGATTACCTAGAAGGTAATCGTCCATTCGTACAAGTTGGCTATGATGCCAATTTGCAGAACAATAAACGCAAGGAAGGTGAAGAATGGGAGGATAGTCAAGGACGCAAATGGGTTTGGAAGAATAAAAGCAAACGTAGAGTTTCAAAACGAGCTACGATTATTAACGAACAACGTTGTAAATGTTGTAATATGGATGTTCGATGGGGCAATTATTTAGATGATCGTGTTTGGCCTAAAACAACGATGTGCTACGATTGTTTTACAAAATTTCAAACTGATCTTAAACTGATGGGTGTTTTTGATGTCTACAATGAACTACAGGATTTAAAAAATGAACGTAGTATTCTAGAAGAATATAAAAGAAAATTTGAAGAGAGTCAAAAATTTTGTCATGAAAATCAAGGTAAACCTGTTGAATTTTTAGAAGAAGACGGTTCGTTTGAAAGATGGGAAGGTGTCCAAGATTATACTAAAATATTAGAAGACGTGACTAATGATTTGGTAAAAATTAATGACGGATTACTAGACATTAATACTAAAATAAAAGAGTACGAAGAATTGTATGAGTCAGCCAAGTCTAAGAGAAATAATAAAAAGTGAGTATAAGAAGTGTATAGAAGATCCTATATACTTCATGAAAAAATATGTTAAGATTCAACATCCTATAAGAGGTACTGTTGGATTTGAGTTATATCCATTTCAAGAAGATGCTTTACAAAACTTTGTTGATAATCAATTAAATATTGTTCTTAAAAGTCGGCAGATGGGTATTAGTACTCTTACAGCTGCTTATAGTTTGTGGTTAATGACATTTCATAATGATAAGAACATTCTTTGTATTAGTATTACCCAAGAAACAGCGAAAGAAATTGTCACTAAGGTAAGATTTGCAAATGACAATCTTCCAAGTTGGTTAAAAGTTCCATGTGTAGAAGATAATAGATTATCATTGCGATTGAAGAACGGATCTCAAATCAAAGCGGTTTCATCTGCTGGTACAGCAGGTCGTTCATCAGCACTCTCATTACTAATCATTGACGAAGCTGCATTTATCGATGGCATTGAGGAAATTTGGTTATCTGCTCAATATACATTATCCACCGGTGGTAGAGCTATCATATTAAGCACGCCAAACGGCGTAGGTAACTTCTTTCATAAAACGTGGGTTGAAGCCGAGGAAGGCAAGAACAAAGACTTCAAGACTATTAGATTGCCATGGCATTTACATCCAGAAAGAGACCAAACTTGGAGAGATAAACAAACCGAATTATCAGGAGTAAAAGGAGCGGCTCAAGAATGTGACTGCGATTTCAGTACGTCCGGTAATCAAGTGGTAAGTGTAGAAGTTCTTGAATTTTATAGACAAACTCATTTAAAGGATCCTGTGGAAAAACGGGGTAATAATCAAGATCTATGGATCTGGGATTATCCAAATTATAGTAAAAACTACATATTGACCGCCGACTGTGCTAGAGGAGATGGCGGAGATTTTAGTGCGTTTCACGTATTAGATGTTGAAACGATGGAACAGGTTGCTGAATATAAGGGACAATTAACTACAAAAGATTATGGCAATTTACTAGTGAGTGTGGCGACAGAGTACAATAACGCATTGCTTGTTGTAGAAAACAACAATGTGGGATGGGCCACACTACAACAAATTATCGATAGAGATTATCAAAATACATTTTATAGTGCGTCTGATTTGACGGTTGTTGACGTGGAAAAAACATATACTAATAAGTTAAATTCGGCTGATAAAAAATTAGTAGCTGGCTTTACAACAACTAGTAAAAACAGACCACTCGTTGTTAGTAAACTGGAATCTTTTTTTCGTGAAAAACTCGTCGTCATGAAATCAAAACGATTATATGAAGAGTTAAATGTTTTCATTTGGAACGGTCATAAAGCCGAAGCTATGAGGGGATATAACGACGATTTGGTTATGTCATTAGGTATAGGATTGTGGGTACATGAAACTGCTCTAAAACTTAGAAATGAACAAATATCTTATAATAAAGCAATGGTATCGAAAATATCAAAAGTTTCAAGTCCTGTTACTTTTCATAAAGACGTGAGTGCTATTGCTGATCATCATAAAACAATGGATTTCACTGTTAATGATAAAAAAGAAAGTTTAACTTGGTTGATGTAAATACTTATATACTAGAATAATATGTCAGATCAATCATTTCAAGAATTAAAAAATCGTTCGTTATTTGCACGTTTGAAACGTTTGTTTTCAAATGATGTAATTGTTCGTAATATTGGCGGTAAAAAATTAAAGGTTATTGATACTGATGAAATTCAGTATGCTACAGATCGTAATAGTTTAAGAGACCGTTTTAATAGATTACGTACAACTTCATATAATCAATATAGTAGAGATTTTAATTTATCATATCAAAGCAGTCGTGTAGAACTATTTCGTGATTATGATACAATGGATATGGATCCAATTCTAGCATCCGCATTGGACATTTATGCAGATGAATGTACAACGCGAAATGAAATGGGTGATATTTTACACATTAAGTCTACAAATGACGAAATCAAAAATATTCTTCATAATTTGTTCTACGATATTCTAAATATTGAATTTAATTTATGGAGTTGGACTCGATGTATGGTTAAGTATGGAGATTTTTATCTTCGTTTACATATTAGTCCTGAGTACGGAGTCTATTTAGTTGAACCATTAAGTACCTATTATGTTACCCGTGTAGAAAATGCGCAATTAACAAACAAGAGCTTTGTTAAATTTCAAGTTAATCTTCCATACGGAAACAAACTTGAAGATTTAGAAAATTATCAAATTGCACACTTCCGTTTGTTGAGTGATAGCAACTTCTTGCCATATGGTAAGAGTATGTTAGAAGGTGCTCGACGTGTATGGAAACAGTTGAGTTTGATGGAAGACGCAATGTTAATTCACCGTATCATGCGTGCTCCGGAAAAGCGAATCTTTAAAGTTGACATTGGTAATATTCCTCCAAATGAAGTCGATAATCATATGCAACGTATTATGGACCAAATGAAAAAGACTCCATATTTGGATCAACAGACTGGGGATTATAATTTAAAATTCAATCTACAAAACATGGTAGAAGACTTTTTCTTACCTGTCCGTGGTAGTGATAGTGGTACTAGTATTGATAATTTGCCTGGTCTTGAATGGACCGGAACAGATGATATTGAATATCTACGTAACAAGATGATGGCAGCACTTAAGATTCCAAAAGCATTTTTGGGATACGATGAATCACTTAGTGGTAAAGCTACATTGGCAGCTGAAGATATTCGGTTCGCTCGTACAATTCAACGTGTTCAACGTATTATTGTTAGTGAATTAAATAAGATCGCAGTTATTCACTTATATTCACAGGGTTATCGTGATGAGTCATTAGTAGACTTTACATTAGAGTTAACAAATCCGTCTACAATATTTGAAAAAGAAAAGATCGATGTTTGGAAGAGTAAAGTTGAAGTTGGCAAAGACATGCAAGAGAATAAATTCTTTAGTAAAAAGTGGATTTATGAAAATGTTTTCGGTTTGAGCGATCAGGATATGATCGATTTACAAAAACAATTAATTGATGATGCTAAAGGAACTTATAGATTTAAACAAATCGAAGAAGAAGGTAACGATCCAGCAATTAAATTCTTACAATCTAACGATAAAGATGAGGGAGACACTGGTGATGCAGCTGCTGATACGGAAGCATCAGATACAATACCACCAGCGGATACTCCAGCTGAAAAGTCACCGGCGGAAGAAAAACCAGCGGATAAAGAAAGTTCACCTAGTGAATCGCCTCCAAAATTAGCGGAAAGAGATCAAACTGGCAGAAAAGACGCAAGTAAATATCCATATGGAGAAGATCCTCTAGGTAGTTTAGAAAATAATAGAAAATCTGATCTTTCCATAACACACAAATATAAAAACAAATCGCCATTATCACTGGAGTCACTTAAAGGTTTGAGTGATATGTTAAATACTGTAGACGATGAAAAGAAAATTTTGAGAGAAGGAGATGAAAAATCTTACATGGATGAAATAAATGTAAAAGAATAACACAATTCCTATATATTTACACAGTTTATCTATATTTATAAATAATAATATGCATAAGAAAGCAAAACATTCGAAATTTAAGAATGCTGGGATATTGTTTGAGCTTCTTACACGTCAAATAACATCTGATATTTTGGCGGGTAGAGATGAGTCGTTTACTAAAAACTTAATGTTTAAGTATTTCCACGAAAGTAAAGAACTTGGCAAAGAAGCGCAACTATATAATTTTATACTACAGCAGTCCAGTAAAGATGAAAATTCTGCTGATCGTATATTAACTGTGGTACTACAGACCAGATCTAAATTAGACGAACGTGAATTAAATAAACAGAAGTATAATATTATTAAAGAGATAAAAGAAAAGTATAATATTGATGAATTTTTAAAGAACAAAATTCCAAATTATAAATTATACGCATCTGTATATAAGCTTTTTGAAAATCAAACAGATCAAGAAGTTAAGTTTGACATGACTGAAATATTGGAGTCACGTGAATATGTCGTGGAAAATTTAACAAAAGAAAAGAAGAGTGGAGAAGAAAGTTTGGATGTTTATGGAAGTCAAAGTGCAGACGTAAGATTGTTAGCCTATAAGTTTTTGATAGAAAATTTCAATACAAAATATAGTAATTTATTACCATCACAAAAGAAACTACTTAAAGAGTATATTACTAATATTAGCAATTCAAGTAAATTTACCAAATTTGTTAACGAAGAATATAAAAGAGTTAGTGTCATTCTAAAAGAAAATCTTCAAACAATTAATTCAGATATAGTAAAGATTAAAATTACGGAAGTAGTTAATCAATTTTCCAATAAAAACGTAACCGGTGTAGTAAAAGAAAATCAATTAAATACATTGTTAAATGCTTACGAATTAGTTGAAGAAATCGAAAAGTTGAAGAATGAAACCACACTTAAAACTCAAGATTAAAAAACTCTTAAGTAAATTAAGAGTTAAAAACGAAGCTAGTACTACAGGTACTGGCCCAGTTGCTTCTGGACCAGTTGCTGTAGGCGGAGATGCGGCTAGAACCCCATTTGCTTTTTCTAAAAGAGGCGCTAGACCATCTACTTATACACAACTCGGATATAAATTAGCTAAAGCTATCAAAAGAAGTCCTAGATATAAGTTAGAAAATCAAATGTACAGTGGTCCGGCTTACGCAACACCAGCACAATCAATTGAATTGGGTTCGACATATACAGATGAAAACGGCTTGGTACAACACAACGACCCTAATTTAGACCCAAATTTAGTTGGATACAAACAAGGTAGTTTACCATTTACCGAGGGATTCAATGGGTTAAAATATGAACAAGAAGGTCAACCAATTCAACAACGCCCCCCACAACCCCCACAACAACCGATTCCAACAGCTAAAGTTCCACAACAGAAATCAAAAGTGGATCCAACGATTGATATCAAAAGCTATGATGTATTGCCTGATTTTACAGCATTTGATACTAAATTAAAGAATAGCACCGAAGTATTAAAGAATAATTTACAAAAAAATATTCAAGATAAAATTTTAGGTAAAAAGATTGTTGTAAGAGCCAGTAAAGGATACAAACAGCCTGAGACTGACTACACAATTAATGTTACCGGTGTGGCTATAGATTATTATTATGATAGATATGTAATCATAATCGTAGGCCGAGAGGAAAATAAACAGAAAGTTGCTAAATTCTTTATTAAACCAGGATTTAAAGTTAAAATTTTAGGAAATGCCGATAATTTGAAACCAAAAGATCAGTACCAAGTCGCTAAATCAAAAGCATTGGTATCGCCTCAACAATCGGCTAGCCCAACAAACACCATTACATCTGATGAAGAGGAATCGACTTCTACTCCACCAGAAACCGGTGCTGAACAACAACCTTCTACACAATCAAAACAATAACATGAAACAAGTATTAATCGATGTAATGCCATTTGAGTTTAAAAAGTGCGCTTTAAATGAATCACTTAAAGATGGAAAACTACTCGTTAGTGGCGTGCTACAACGAGCCGATGCAAAAAATCAAAACGGCCGTTTATATCCAGTAGATGTATTAAAGAGAGAAGCCGAAAAATACATGGAAAATTTTGTAAAGCAACGACGTGCTATGGGCGAATTAGATCATCCAGAAAGCAGTGTTGTTAATTTAAAGAATGTTAGTCATAACATAACGGATATGAGTTGGGACGGTAAAGATTTAGTTGGAACAGTAGAAATTCTGCCTACTCCAAGTGGTAATATCTTGCGAGACTTATTACAATCAGGTATTCTTTTGGGTATCAGTAGTCGGGGATTGGGAAGTGTTAAAAAAGACATGCGTGAAAATGCAGATGTTGTACAAGACGACTTTGATTTAATCGCTTTTGACTTCGTAAGCA